TGCTTGCCGCGCGCCATCGGATGCTTGCCGCGCGCCATCGGATGCTTCGGCGACCCATCGCGGGTCCGCCCGAGGCAGATCAGTTCGAGATGGTGGACGCGGGTGGCGCGCGACACGAGCCAGTCGGCCCTGCCCTCGAAATTGCCGTCGGTGCCCCAGGCAGCCAGCATCCGCCCACCGTGCGCCGCGGCATAGGCCATGGCGGCTTCGAGCGCCGCGCCGTTGCCCGGCCCGACCCGGTGATCGACCGCCATCATCGCCTTGGGCGAGGGCGACCGCCAGCTGTAGAGATTGACGATCAGCAGCCCGCCATAACCCCAGAGCGTGGCGAAATGGATCAGCGCCAGCACCGTCAGGTCGTCGACCAGGTGGCTGGCATGGCTGGGGTTGAGCATGCAGACCACCAGCGTCGGCCGGCGCTCGTCCCACACCCGCCGCAGCTCGTCGCGCCAGCAGTCACCCTCGCCGCTGAACACGGCTGTCCGGACCATGGCCGCGCGCGCCGGCACCTCCGTTGCGGCACTGCCAAAGAGATCGCCCGTCATGCCGCTGCCCTCCGCTGCCACAGACCCTTTTCCACCCGCTCATAGGCGCCACGCTGCAGCTGCTGGCGCAGCTTTTCCCGCCAGTGCTGGTTGGCCCGCGCCTTGGGATGATCGACAAAGGCGCGATAGAGCTCGCCCAGCGGTACCGGGCCCGGCTGGCCTGCCATATAGGCGGCGAGCGCCTCGCCCCATGTGCCGACCAGTTCAGCGGCCCCAGTCAGCACCCCGTCGAGTCGCGAGCCGTTCTGCGAGACGACCGACACCAGCCAGCTGCGGGGAACCCGCAGCGGCACGAAGGCCCCGTCGATCGGCGCCGCAGCGAGGATGTCGCGGTCATCGTCGCCATAGGCGATCAGCACCGACGGCGCCCCGCCATTGGCCGCCGCCCGCACCCCGTCGGCGCGGTGAAAAGTCAGCCGCCCGCGCAGGAACAGCAGGCCCGAGGCCGCGCCCCAGACATAGCGGTGGAACGGGTCGGTCTCGGTCCGCGCAAAGATCAGCGCCACGCCCCGATCGTGTTCGGCCATGCGGGAGAGGAACCGGGTGATCAGCGCGATCGAGTAAGGCGGGTTGAGCCAGATGCGCCCCCACCAGGGCAGCAGCAGGCCATTGTCCTCCTGCGTGTAGTGCGCCAGTGCCGTGTCCCACGGCCGCTTCACATGGCTGCAGGGATCGAGATCGAAGCTCTCCGCCCCGCCCAGCGCCTCCACGAGGGCCGGCGGCGAGAACCAGGTGTCGGTCTCCGACCGCGCCGACTGATGCGACCCCATGCCGGCAAACAGATTTGTCATCCGCCGATCTCCGTCAGCAGGTTGACCAGCCAGAACTTGTCGACCTTGCGGAAATCGATCACCCCGACATTGTCGATGACGAACGCGCGCACTTCCTTCCGGGTAAACGCCCAGAGCGCCTTGTCGTGCGGCTCTTTCCCCAGGGTGCCGGGCGCCTTGGCGCGCTGCCGGGCGCCGGCCAGCCACTCCTTTTCAATCCAGCCGCCGACAACACCGCGGGTGACGCCGAAGGCTTCGGCCAGGGCAACGCTCGTATAGGTCTCGCTGTCGCCCGCCCCGGCAACGATGCGCAGGCCCTTGAGCTTGAGCACCACCGCCGTCGCCGTGCGCCGATACCCGGCCCGCTTCAGGGCCCGGCGCGTCGTGTCGGGGTGGCGGTCGGCGTTCGCGCGCAGGATGTCGAGCTCGGCCTCGCTCCACGGCGCTTCCTTGAACCGCGGCACGGCGCAGCCCAGCGCGAGGGCTCTCTTGCTCACCCAGGTGCGGGGCCGCCACAGCGTCTGCGACAGGCGCTTGATGGCGCCGATCGTCACCCGCCCCGAAAAGGCGTGCTGGATCGCGGCGTCGATCTGCGGCGTGGTCTTATAGACCCGCCGTTCGGTGACCGTCCCCGCGGCATTGAGGACGCGCAGCTCGAGCCGCTGCGCCTGCTGGTAGATCGAGCCGGCCGTGCGCCCTGGCAGCAGCGGCAGGCAAGCATTGATGCCGCCGGTGGGGAACTGCTCGCGCAGCACCGCCTGCTCGCGATTGGTCCAGAACCGCTTGCTGCCGGTCCTGGACTCGCCGACCATGGCGCAGCTATCGACAAGGTCGCGAATGCCCAGGGGGTGGCTTGCGGCGAAAGGGGCAAGGTCGTTCATTCGGCCGCCACCAGCAGTTCGCGGCGGCTGTTCCGCTCGGCAAGGATGGTGACCATCCAGGGCGGTACGGAATTGCCGATCAGGGCCATGCATTCGGTGGCGTTTGGCTTGCGCCGCTTCACCCTGCCTTTGGCATCCGTCACCTCGATATCATGCTCGAGGCTGGCCGGGTCGAACCCGTGCGCCCGTGCGCCCTCCGACCAGTGCAGCATGCGCATGCGGATATCGGTGATGATCATGGTCTGCCCGTTGACCTCGACGGCAACGAGGCCGTGGCGATCGCCGACGGTGACGGTATGCAGCGGGTCGCGCGCGTCATGGGCGTTCACCCCCGACCCGTAATAGGTCTGGAGGAACGGCAGGATCAGCATCTCGTGGCCGGCGCCCGACGTCTGCGTCGGCAGCGGATGGCGCAGATCGCGTTCGCCATAGCCGGTCTGCACCAGCGTGGCGGCGACGAGCGCCTCGTTTTTGCCGCCGGCATGCTTGGTCAGCGTCGGCTCGCGGAGGTCATATTCCCGCCGGCTGCCGCTGTGACCATGGGCCAGCCCGACCATCGTCGCGGCGACGACGCCGATCGGCGCCGATCCGCCCGGCCGCTTGTGGAAGCTGTTGGCGGTGTAGGCCGGCAGCGGCCCGGTCGCCTCGGCGCCCACCGCGCCGTTGCGGAACTTGGTCAGGTGCGCAGCAACGACAGCGTGTCCCTGTCCGCCAGCCATCACCGTGGTGAGTGGATCACGCGGGTCGAGGCCAACCGAGTTCTCGCTGAACTTTTCGAGATGCGCTGCCACTGGCTCGACGAGGATACGATCCTCCTTGGTCGAGGAGGTGCTGAGCGGTTCGGCCACCGAGCGGGGATCGGTCTGCGCCGCGCGCCCGCCCGCACCAACGGTCACCGGGGCGATCACCGCCATCTCCCCGCGATGGGCCGTGGTCAGCGTCCTCAAGGGCTCCGCGATGTCGTGGACCCGGGCACCCGCGCCGTGATGGGTGATCGGCACAATGAACGGGTCGCTCGCCTCGAGCACGTAGCGGACGATGCCCGCCGCGATCCGCCGCAGCGTCGCATCGGCCAGCGGCTTCTTCCGCTCGAAGATCGAGGTGGTCGGCCGCGACCAGTCGATGATCGTGTCGGCGCCCACCCAGGGCTTGAGCCCCAGTGCCTTGCACTTCGACCGCGGGGCATGGGTCCGCTCCGGCCAGACGATCGGGCCGCCATCGGCGCGGCCGACGCCGAAGAAGCGGGTGCGGATCGTCGGCACGCCATAGTCGGCGCAGCAGAGGGTGCGGAACTCGAAATTGTAGCCCAGGCCGCGCACGTGCTTGAGCCATGCGCGCCAGATGCGGCCCTTGTGGCGCGGATCTGGGATCAGCCATTGCTGCTCGATCGGCACGCGCTCGCCCTTGGCGGCGACGGTCTTGTCGAGTTTGAGACAGCGGCCGGTGGCCGGATCGCGCTTGCAGATCAGCGGCCCCCAGGTGGCGATCTCGCGGACGTTTTCCAGCGTTACCACGTCGGGACGCACCGTGCCCATCCAGCGCGGCACCACCCATGCCAGCGACCGGCGCCGCCGGCTGACCGGCTTGGAGCCCTTGGCCACCGAGAAATGCGTGCAGTCGGGCGAGGCATGGAGATTGCGCACGCCCCGGCCCCGCGTCGCCTTCCGCGGATCGACCTCGAACACGTCGCAGCGCAGATGCGTGGTGTGCGGGTGCCGCGCCTCGTGCACGGCGATGGCCAGCGGGTCATGGTTGACGGCAAGGTGGACGTGGAACCCCGCATCCTCCAGCCCGTCACAGCCCCCGCCCATGCCGGCGAACAACACGACCGTCATGCGATCGTCGAGGTCCCAGCCCTGCTGGAGTCGGGAATCCCGCGAGTCGCGAGCCCCATCGCGAGACGACCGCGCAAAGTGGTTCATCAAAACATCTCCGTCTGGTTGGGGTCGGGGCGGCTGACCAGCCCCTTGGTTTCGGCGATGCCGGCATCGATCAGCGCATCCCACGGGCCGCTGGCGCCCATGGCGGCCGGGCGCATGTCACCGGGCCAGTCGAGCGCCGCCTTGGGCACATAGACCCCGGCGCCGACGCCATTGGCCGACACCAGCCAGGCGTCGCCCTGCTCCCGGTGCAGCCAGAGCTGGATGGCGATGCGGCCACGCGAGTCACGAGCCCGTTCGCCAGACGACCGCGCAGAGTTGCTCACAGCCACACCTCGAGGATCACGGGATCGTCGGCCAGCGACCGCGGCAGCCTGCCGGTGGCGCCGCGCCGCTGCACTTCGATGCGCAGGTCCGTCAGCTCAGCGCGGACGATGTGTTCGTCCGTCGCCCGGTCGCCTTCCCAGAGCCGCGCCACATAGACTTCCGGAAAGTCGGAAGGATGATCGTAGATCGTCCACATCGAAAGCTTTGGCTTCCTGCTGCTGCTGCTCATCGCCCGCCCCCCGCGACAAACGCCTTGCGCGCGGCAGCGAGACGGCGCGAGAACGACGCGCGCCACTCTTCGAGCGAGATCCAGCCCAGCCGATAGGCCCGCTGCCAGGAGACCAGCTGCGGGCGGACATGCGGCCAATAAGGCGCAACCGCCCGCGGCCCGCCGGGCCTGAAGCTGACGCGCACCGCCCGCCTCATCGCCCGCCCCACTCGCCAAAGCCCTGCTTGCCGCGGAACGGCTCGGGCGGCATCACCAGCGCGATATCGGTCAGCGGCCAGGCAAAATTGGCGTGCTGGTCGCGGTCGCTGTCGTTCGGCGCTGCGCGCGCCCCAGAACCGAGGCCGCCGGTGATGGCCGCCCTCTCTTTCCTCAGGCATGCCGAATTCCACGGCGGCGCGGGCCTGGGAAGCGTGCCTCGACCCCGCGCGTGCTGAAGAGGTGCGAGGCCAGCCGCGCCAGCAGCGCCTTGACTTCGGTCTGGACGATCTTCCGCGCCCCGGCATGGATGGCGATGCGCGTGCCCACCAGCTTGCCCGGCGGCTCGACCAGCCCCTTGCGTTCGAGCGAGGTGCCGTGGCTGTACATCGCCCCGCCCGTCCCCAGCACGAAGCCGAGCGACTGGATCTGTGACCGCGTCAGCGTCACCGCAAAGGCGCCACTGGTGGCATATTCGGCAAACCGCCCGTTCACGACCGCACCTCGACGAAGCGCGCGGCGCCCGACTCGGCGACCTCGACCCGGAACCTGACCGGCTCTGACCACACATAGCCTTCGATCTCGTGCTCGCCCGGCGGCAGCGGCGCGCACAAGCCGTCGCCGTTGACCAGTTCACTGATGCTCCCGGCAAGCGACCCGGGATCGTAGGGCAGCCAGAAATGCGTGGTGTCGGCATCAAAGACCACCGGGCACGACCAGCTGCGGTCGGCGCGGACGACGAGCACGGCCGCGCCACGCGGCTCGTGCCAGACGAATTCGATCTCCTGCCCCGGCAGCATGTCGGCCACGCGCCACTTGGGCGCAAGCTGATCCAGCCACTCGGCCGGGCACCATTTGCGTACTGTTTCTTCCATCGGCAGCCCCCATCAGGCAGGAACCGCGCGCCTTGAGCGCGCGGGTTGGGTTGTGGCAGTCGGGAGTCCCGGCGAGTCGGCGCGCCTCTTCAGCGCCGACCGCCCACTCCAACTACGCCGCGTAAAACACCGGCGTGCCGGTCGCGCTGGCGATGTCCTCGCCCACCCCCATGAAGGCCTCGCGCTCGATGGCATCCATGGCCGGCACGTGCAGGCCGAGGAACAGCTTGCCCCCGTCCAGCCAGTAGCGGAGCTTGGTATCGAGCTGCTGCGCCAGCCCACCCTGGAAGATCGAGACCACCAGCTGCACCCGGTCGGGCAGCGTGTAGCGGCCCTCGCGAATGGTCTCGCCGTCCTGCTCGTCGAGCGCGAACTGGATGTTGCCGTTGCGATCGTTGCGCGCCGACTTGAACTTGGTCACCCGGTCGATCTCGACCGCGTTCAGCGCGTCATAGAGATCGCCGAACGCCGGCAGCGCGATCGTCTGCACGAGGTTCTCGCAGAACTCGACGAACTGCTTTTGCGGCAGGAAGCCGCCCATCAGCACCGGCCGCCACTTCTCGTATTCCGGGCTCCAGGGCAGGTTGAGCTGCACCACGTGCTGGCAGCGCCCGGCCACCGCGGCGTCGCGTTCGCCCTCGCGGGCCCGGCCGTGATAGTCGAGCACGGCGACGAAGTGCGGCGGCCGGGCCGCGATACGCTTCTCGCGATCCTCCTCGATGGCGGCAAAGGCCCGCACGATGGCGGTCGAACTCTTGAACGCGCTGACATAGGCCTTGAACGAGTCCGGCATCACCAGCACTTCGGTCTGGGTCACGAAATCGGGCAGCACCGGGTTGATGGCGGGGAGATCGTGCGCCGTCATCCCCTCTGGGATGAAAACGCGCTTGCCGCCATCAGCCAGGTCGTAGATCGACGACACGGTGCGCCGCACCACCTCCTCGATTGCCACCTCGATGTCGCCGCGAACCTCCGGATGCTTGTCGTCCGACGGGTGACTTTTCTCGTTGTATCGGGTCATCTGGGCCTCCAGGCCTGAGTTGTCATGCGGGGCAGTCGGGGCTCCCCGGCGAGTCAGGGCGCCCCTTCAGCCCCGACCGCCCATTTTTTGCCAGTCAGCGCGCCCCTTCAGCGCTGACCGCCCACCTAAAAATCAGTCGTCGCCTTCAGCCTGGTGCAGGTGCGTCAGGCCGTTGCTGCGGTCGGCCGCCACCACGACGCCAAAGTCGGGCTGGCGCGGGTCGCGGTCGTCGAGCGTGCCGGTGTCTTCGTTGAAGAAGGCCCGCGTCTTGCTGCGCTTGGGCTTGGGGATCTTGACTGTGAGCTCGGGCGTGATCTCGTAGCTGCCCGGCGCATCGCACTTGATCTTAAGTTTGAGCGTGATCTCGCCGCTGCCGTCGCCATGGTTGGTTTCGATGTGCTCGACGATGGTGTTGACCCCCGTCTGCAGGTCGGCGGCCAGCTGGCCCCGGTCCATGCGGCGAAACAGCGACAGAATGGTCTGCTGGGCCATCTCAATGCCCCCCCACCGCGGCCATGCCGCGGTTCCACCAGGCCTCGGTCACCGCCGTATCGGCGTCACGGCCGGCCGCATGCGAATAGGTCATCGCCCGCAGCGCGGTCCCCGACGAGGGCCGCGAGCGCTGCGGCGGCCTTTCGTCTTCGGCGATGCGGTCGAGATAGCCCTCCAGCCGCTCGGCCCGGAGAGTCGCGACCATCAGCTCGTCACGCAGCCGCGCGGTCTCGCCCGCATGGCGCATCGACGCTCGGCGCTCCGCGTTGAGCCGCTCGGCGGCTTCGGCGCGTTCAGCGGCATGCTGCTTTTCCAGGGCGCGCAGTTCCGCCTCGAGCCCGGCAATCGTCTTCTCGGCCATCACGGCCCCCTTTCTCTGGGAGCCACGGCCCCCGGTTGCGATGCGAGGAATGCAGCGGGGAACGGCGGCATGCCGTCATGGGTCACGCCATCGAGCAGGCGTCCGGCGAGTGCCCTGGAGAGATGCGCGAGATGCTCGCCTGGTCCGCCGCGCGCCGCGGCCTCGCCCGGCCCGACACTGCCGTCCGGCCACGCCACCCGCGTGTCACCCGAGGCTTCCGTCGACCGGAAGCCAGTCGGCGCCCAGCTGCCCCACTGCTTGAAAAAGAACGGTACACAGGCACTGGCGCACTGGGCGCGCAGCGCGTTGGCCCAGTCCGGATGCATCGGTCGCGCACCCGACCCGCTTTCGCCGCCGACGACGACCCAGTCGAGCTTAGGCATGCCGTCGATATCGCCATCTGACCACGGATCGAACCGCTTGCCATTGATGGCGCTTTCCCAGGTGTCGAGGCTTCCGCCGCCCATCGTTTCGAAGTGCTCATGGATCCTGTTGAGGTCCACCGGCCCCAGCAGCGGCTCCGCCGAAATCCAGCGTACCGCCGCCGGCGTCGCCAGCAGCTGCGGGATGCGCTCGTCGGCACGCGTCTGGTCCTCCACCGAGGTGCCCAGCCACACATTGGCCAGCGGCCAGGCGCCCAGCGACACGACCTGCCACCCCTTGGGCACGGTGGTCGGCACCACGCCCGGCACGGTCAGCAGCACCGGCACCTCGTCCAGCACCGCCATGTCCATGACGATGTCGTAGACGCGCGCCACCGTCGGCGGATCGCCGAGATAGGCCAGCGCCCGCTCGGGCCGCTTGGTCAGCACCTGGAACACGTGCTGCGGGCAAAGCGCCATCACCGCAAAGATCTGGTCGAGCCAGGCCGTCTCGACCTTGTCGTGAAACAGGTCGCCATGCGCCGCCACAAAGATCATCCGGCCGCGCCGGTGCTGCAGCGGCTGGCTCAGCCATTGCGCGTTGAACCGCACCTCGCCCGTCCACACCGGGCCCGCCTTCGAAGCCTGCGTCAGCCCCACCCGCGAGGGATGGTTGCGCAGCCGCCCGCCCGCCAGCCGCATGGCATAGCAATTGGTGCAACCGGGCGAGACGATGTCGCAACCGGTCACGATCTGCCAGGTGTCGTCCGTCCACTCGATCTTCGAGTTGAGCATCACGCGCTCCCCTGCACGGCCGGGAAGTCCGGCGCCAGCAGCTTGGCGGCGCGCTCGCTCTGCACCTGCGCCACGGCCCGGTCAAAACTCTCCGGGCTCAGCGCGCCGATGGCGATGGCCACGTCGTTTTCGTCCACCAGCACCACATGCACCGCCTCGCAGCCGGGGCAGATGTAAAAGAACATCGACACGCCCTCGGGCGTATCCTCGGGAACCAGCACCCGGGTCACGACGGCACCCCGCCAGCCGCATGGGTCAGCCGGCGCATGCCGTTGAAGCCACCCGCCGCAGCCTTGCGGACGGCAGGGATGACCGCATAGGAGCGCTTGGTGTGGAACTCGCAATAGGGCTTGCCCTCGAGACTCTCCCCACCGCAGAAGTAGAAGTCCGGCGACAACGGGTCGCCGATCGGCCACTTGCAGGTGTGCTCGGTCAGCTGCACCAGCCGCAGCCGCCGGTCGAGCGGCACGAAGGCTTCCTCGAACTTGGGCAGCGGCAAAGCGTCGTCCATCGCCATGTCGGGACCTTCACCAACCCGCAGCGCCCCTTCAGCGCCGGCCGCCAGACCAGACACGCCCCTGCCCCACCGCAGGTCGCGCGCCATACCCTCCACGGGCGATTTCGGCCGCAGCGCCGCCTGCCGGGCCCGGTTCGCCTTGTCGGTCACCGAGCCGCTCTTGTCGGCCGCGGCGCGGCGGGGCTGGACGGCGGCAGGACTGCGCTTCAGCTTGACCGGCGTCAGCTTCAGCCGGTGAGTCTTGCCGATGACGGCATTGCGGGTGCAGCCACCGCCGAGAATCCCCGCGATCGTGCTGGCGCTGTGCCCTTCGGCATGCAGCCGCTTCAGCTCTTGGACGCGGGCGTCGGTCCAGTCGATAACGGGAGTGCTCATGTCAGAATCTCCGCAGTGAGACGTGCCCTCGGGCAGGTCGGCAATCTGCCGCCAGCTGATCGTACCGGTGGTAGTCAGCCCGCCGGCGGCGCCCCTGGACTGCTCCACGCCCCCCCCGTCCGGCGCCGGCAGCACGACCAGGGCGGTGCCGGTCTCGGCGCGGTTCCCGGCGCCGTCACCGCGCAGCTGCCCCAGCCGCTGCCCCAGACCCATCGGCGGCACCGTGCCGCTGACCAGCAGCGCCAGCACTTCGTCCGCCGGCAGCTGCTTGGCCTCGGCAAGCATTTCCACGGTCTGCGCAAAAATCCGCCGGATCGACTCGACCTTTTCGGGCGTCCATATCCCGGCCTCGCCGAGCCCCTCGCGGGCCAGCCGCGCCGCCTCGGTGGCAATGACCTGGCGCACCGTTGCCGGAGACGTCGCCGCCAGCCGCGCGATATCGGCAACGCTGGCACCCTTGGCGTGCTCGCCGAGAATGCAGGCGGTCTTGCTCGGATAGCCGGCGACGGGCTTAGCCACGGGCATTGGCGCCCCCTCGCGAGTCGCGAGCCTCTTCGCCAGACGACCGCGCACCAGGAGTCTTCCCGCGCCGGCGGTTGGACTCGGCGACGGCCGCCCGCTGGTTCTCGGCACTGGAGAGATCGAGCCGCGCCGCCCGCTTCTTCACCGCATTGCGGCTGAGGCCTGTGCGCCGCGCCAGCTCCGCCACCCCGACCTGCGGCTCTGCCGCATAGCCGGCGGAAATGATGGCGTTGATCTGGTCGTTGCTGAGGGCGGGGGAGAGCGCAACGTCAGCACCCTCCCCCTCTGAGGCGGGTTGATCGCGATCGGCAGGCGTCCCGGTCCCTGTCCCGGCAAGGGAAGCTTCGGCCTGCCGACCTGCCTCCGGGGATGACTCATCGCTTTCGTCGGTACCCTCTGGCGTATCTCGCAGTGAAAATGTCAGGCCCCAGGCATCGGCCTTGGATTCGAGCCAGCGGCGGCCGGCGCGCAATGGGGCGACAAGGGCCGGGGCGCTCATCCGCCGGCAGAACTCCTCGTCAAGGGCCTCGAATGCGGCCACCATCGCCGCAGCATGACTGTCGCGCTCCGCGCTGTGCCGATAGCTCACCGAACCAGCGTCAACGCTGACGCTGAATGCGAAGAGGTGTCGGTCACGCTGCTTCACCATGAGCGTCGCATCGACCTTGTTGCGCATGCCGCCGACGCGCATGCCATGCCCGAGGCTGTCGGGAGGCAACCGGACCTCCCCGCCGCCGCCTACATCAGTACCCCCGGTGGCACCGGAGCCTTCGGCGGCGGCAGGGAAAGTGCTCGGGGAGGGTGAGGCGGCACCCTCCCCTGCATCGGCAGCCGGGAGGGAAGTGCCGGCCTCCGATGCTTCCGCCGGGTCGGACGGAATCGACTTCGGGGTATTCGTGTGCAGTTGCAGCAGCGCCTCGCCGAGTGCCTGCTCGTCGTCGGCGGGGCGCAGTACCGGGTGCGCAGTGAAGCGCTGCACATCGTCGGGCTTTGTCCGCGCGATGCGGCGGCCGGGCGGGATCCACATTGGCGGCCGCGGCGCCGCGCCCTTGATCCAGATCAGCCAGCAATAGGCCGTGGCGGTCGAACCCTCCGGATCCCAGCGACCCTTGCAAAGGTTCACCCGCTCCGAGAAATAGGCGCAGAGCGTCGGCGGATTGTCGCGGAACAGCCGCTCGTAGCGCTCCACGCCCTCCACCGCCCACTGGCTGCGCACGAACATGGCGACGCCGGTACCGGCCGTGGCGATGGCGCGCAGCACAAAGTCGAGCGCCGGCTCGAACGGCGGATTGCTGACCAGCCAGTCGTAGCCGCTGAGCGGCTCGTCGAGGAGGAAATTGAGCGGGCGCAGCCACGCCGGCACCGAGCGCCCCTCGGCGCCATAGTCGAAAATGTCGGTACCGCAGACCAGTCCGCCATATTCCCAGAGCACGCCGGTCATGTGGCCTTCGCCGCAGGCAGGCTCCCAGACGCTGTGGCGGGCAAGGTCGACACCGAGTGCCGGCAGCACGTCCTCCACCAGGGCGCGGGTAGCCCAGGGCGGGGTCGGAAAGAAATCGAGGCTGTCCGAGGGCTCGGCACGGCTTGCCATGATCGAGCGCGCGCCCGACACCGCGCCGGCCTCGACCAGCCGCCGTTGCTCGTCTGCAGGCAGCCGGGCGATCTGTTCGGCGGCGCTGATGGCCATGTCGCCGCGCTTTGCCGCCTCGACCAGTTCGGGCACGCCGGTCTCGAACACCTGCACGCCGCGCCGCACCTGCCGCTCCGGCACGCCCAGCCGCTTGGCGCTCTCGGCCTGGCTGAGCCCGCGATGTGGCGAGGGCTTCACGTGTGACGAATCCGGCCAATTGGCCGGGTTGTTGGCCCCCGCGAGTCGGCGCGCCCCTTCAGCGCCGGCCGCCACGTTCAAATCAGCCTTCCATTCCGAAGGCCGCCCCGGCTTCAGCGTCGAGATCTCGGCTGCGATCATCACCCGCTGCCGGTCGGTCAGGTGCCGGTGATGGAGGTTCCGGTCGATCACCCAGGCCAGCGGGTCGCCGTGCCGCGCCTCGTCGTAGCGCTCGGCAAAGCCCGCCGCGATCAGCTCTTCCACATCCCAGTCGATATCGATGAGCCCGACCAGCGTGCCGGCGCGGTAGCGGTTGCGCCCGTCGAGAATGGCGTCCACCCCGTCGTCGGGATAGATCACGATCTTTTCCCGGATGACGCCACGCTCCCGGATGGCCGCGGAGAACTCCTCGAAGGGAGCATCCTCGATCATCGGGAACAGGTTGGCGTATCGGTGGAACTCGATCATCGACGGGCGCCGCGTCAGCGTTTCGGCGCCGGCTGGTCGAAGCCGGGCGTTTCGTCGTTGAACAGCACGATCGCTGGAACCTTGGGGTCGACCACCAGCCGCTGGAAGTCGAACCAATGGCCCTCGCCGTACCCCCCATCCTTGCCGACCTTGGGCATCAGCAACGCCTGGTTGCAGCCCGAAAGGTAGTAGCAGACGCCCGTCACCACGCCCTTGAAGCCCGTAATCACGTCCGTCGCGGTCATGCCCAGCGCAATGCCGGTACCGGGCCTGGCGGTGACCGCCTTTTCGCAGCGGGCTTCCTGGCCGCCGCCCGCTTCTCCGCAGGTTTCGTAAATCCCGGCCTTGGCTGTGCCGGTTGCCTTGGTCAACATGGTGATGTCTCCATCGGCCCGAGGGAATTCGCGCCGGGCCGTTCGCGCGGAACACTGGCTGCTGCGGGAATGACAGACGTCCATCACGCCGCCAGCCGTTTCTTGTTGGTCCAGAAGCGCGGGTTTTCGCGCTTGTCCTCGGCCGCCAGTTCGTCCTCGAACTGCGCCAGCCAGCCGCGCAGCACCGGCAGGTCCTGCGGCAGGAAGTCGGGGCGGAAGGCGCGGATCAGCGTCAGCGCCAGGGCTTCCGCATCGGCGAGGCCGGCGCCGTCGAGCACGCGCAGCGCCTTGAGCAGCGCCGCGGCGGCCTCGCGATCAAAGCTCTGCGTCGCCGCACCGAATTCGACATGGAGGAAATATGCAGCCCCCGGCGCCAGCGCGATGGTGGCGCGCACGTCGCGGCTGTCGGTAGCGCGGACGGCCGTCATGGCACCTGCTCCTGCCAGAGCCGGTCCACCCATTGCAGCGCCCGCACCGCTTCGCGCAGCTTGGCATGCACCAGGCGCCGCTCGGCCGGCGTCTTCTCGCCGTCGGCCAGCGCCTTCCAGGCTTCCGCCAGCGCCTCGGTCGAAGCCCGGGCCCCCGCCAGCAGCGCCGCCTCGTCCGAGCTCGGCATGTGCTCGGCTTCGACCCGCACCAGCTCATAGCCGGCGATCTCGGCCAGCCGCCGGGTGACGAAGGGTTCCGACGCGTTCGCCTCGAGGTCGGCCACCACGTCGATCGGCATGAACGTCTCGGCGCAGTCGGGATTGTCCGACACGTAGCGCGACAGGTGCCCCTGCCCCACCCGCGTGTGCCGGGCGGCGCGCCGCTGGTTGTCGAGCGCTTCGATCAGATCCGTGCTCGCCAGCCGCAGCCCGCGATAGTCCCGCGCCGGCAGCTCGCGCGCCAGCCGCGCCGGGGAGTCAGCGGCGGGCTCCTGACGCGATGATTTGTCGGGCTTGGTCATGCCAGTGTCCCCGCCATGGCAACGGGGGCGACGATGGCTGCAAGCAAAGACAGGGCGGATGACGCCACGGCCGAAGCCGCAATCGTCACCCGCCCCGAGTGGGTTCGACGCGGCCCGGCGGCAAATCCGGGCGGGGAGGAATGGTCGAACCGGGAGGAACGTTGGGAGGTCACAGCGCCCCCCCGAGAATGTGAAACAATACCCCCGCGACGATCGCCGCCGGATAGCCGAGGACCACGGCCCAGTCGACAAAACTCCAGCGATAGGTCGGCAGCGGCGCCGGCCGCCAGCCCACATCGGGCCGCAGCGCATGCCGCACCGCATCGTGCCCCAGCTGCGCCACCTGCTCCGGGTTCCGCATCATTCTGCGGCCTCCGGCGCTTCTGCCTCGGCGCGCGGACCCGAGCGGCCCTGAATCGGTGGCGGCGTCTCCATGTAGGTGCTGAGCCGCTCGAACACCGACACCGTCACGTCCTTGCCGGCCCGCAGCCTCGACACCAGCTTGCCGTCATTGACGGCGAGCCGGCCCAGCGTGCTTTCGGCAATGCCGTGCTCGGTGCAATAGGCCTCGACTCTTTGCAGCAATGCCGCGGTGCTTTCCATGCCGCACAACCTGATGGGCAGTTGCCCAATTGTCAATGCCCCATTGACCGATGGGCATTATTTGCCCATTACATTGCTCCCAGCTTCACCACTGGGGGTTCCAATGTCCGGCACGACACTCCGCCCGCTGCGCGAACTGCGCTTCGTTCCCGCTCATCCCGACAGCCCGGCCGAGGCCATGGCCTGCGCCCTGGTCAATTCCGGCGCCATACACGGCTGCGACTATACCGCCGTCCTCGCCGCCCAGGGCTTTGAGCGCGCCGAAATCACCCGCCACATCGGCGAGGCTACCACCCTGGCCTACCGCGCCATTTCCCCGGTCCACCGGCCGGGCTCGCCCCGCATCCAGCCCGCCGCCATGCCGGTGCCGCCGCTCGTCGCTGCGCTCCGCATCGCCCTCGAGGCGCATCCGGAGTTCGCATCGTGAGCCCGGCGCCCGTGCCGGGAAGCGAAAGCGTCAAAACTCTTGCCCAGTCCTATCGGTTCGTGCTACCGCTCCCCAGCGTTACTGCACAAACCCGTTTTAGGAGGGCGACCCATGGTCAACCACAAATTCAAAGTCCGTGCCGCCCTCGCGTGCCGGATCGTCAATCTCGACCGCGTGAAATTCAATGATGCTGTCGCCACAGGAACCTATCCCTGTGCACCGGCAACCCGTTCGGGCGCGGCCCGCATTTTCACCGAAGAAGAGCTGTTGCCGCTGTTCTTCTTTGCTCGTTTGACCGAGTTCGGTCTCCCTGCGGGCCGCGCCGGATACCTTGCTTGCCAGATGGGCGAACTTGCCCGCTCCGATGATGCCGAGCCGGCCGAGCGCATCATCTACGTGCACGGGCAGACTGGCAGCGGGTTTTTCATCCCGAACAAGAGCAAGCGGCCGAAGGATGGCGAGATCGTCGTCAACTACGTGCCGGAACACGAGACGCCGACGGAAGAACACCCGACCGGCTGGCACTATCCCGGCACCGGCCGTGTGCTGTTCACCATCGATTTTTACATCAAGCACGTCCGCGAGATCATCAAGATGCACCTCGATTACGAGGCCAGCATCCTCGGCGAAGAAGAAGACGAGTAGCCCCCGAACCTCTGAAACCGGTCCCTCCCTGGCACCGGTTTTTCCGTAATCAGCCCGGCCGATGCGCCCGGCAATGGAGCGACTAACGATGAAACTTCATGAACTGCAGGAAGCCCGCACGGCGGCTGTCGTCAATATGCGGGCCTTGGCCGACCTGGCCGACAACGAAAAGCGGGATTTGACCGCTGACGAAGAAACCAAGTTCGGCACGTTCAAAGCGACGATCGCCGATCTCGATAAGAAAATCGGCCGGGCACAGACCCTTGCCGATGCCGAGCGCAGCTCCCCAGCAATCGTTCACGGCCGGCTGGGAGACGGGGCGTTCGAAGAACGCGCCCGCGACTTTTCCGTCGTCAAGGCAATCCGCGCCTCCCTCCCCCGTGATCTCGGTGGTGGCGACGTTGACGCCGGTTTTGAGCGTGAAATCTCGGCCGAAGTAGCAAAGCGCAGCGGGCGCACCTTTGAGGGCATTGCCGTGCCCGACCAGGTGTTCTTGCAGGAAAAGCGCACCCTGCTCACCAGTGGCGCGGCCGAACCTTTGGTGCCTCATACGCACCGGGGCGATTTGTTCATCGATCGCCTGCGCTCCGCCCTGGTGATGGAACGCCTCGGGGCAACCGTGCTCGACGGCCTGGTCGGGGTTGTCGATATCCCGCGTCAGACCGGCTCAAGCGCAGCGCAGTGGGTTGCCGAAGATGGTTCACTCACCGAAACCGACCCGACGTTCGATGATGTGACGCTCTCGCCGAAAACCGTTGGCGCTATGACCAGCTATTCGCGGCGCACCCTGCTCAATTCGTCGCCCTCGATCGAGCAGATCGTGCGCAACGACCTGGCGAGCGTGATTGCATCGGCGATCGATGAAAAGGCCATTGCCGGCGACGGCACGGGCAACACGCCGGTCGGCATCCTCAACACTGCCGGCATTGGCCTGGTCGCCATGGGCACCAATGGCGGCGCGCCGACCTGGGAAGCCATTTTGGCGCTCATTGCCGAGCTGGAAACCGACAACGTTGAGGGCAGTGCGTTTGTCTCCAACTCCAAGGTGGTCAAGAAGGCGCGCGGCACGATCAAGGTGACGGGCACCGATAGCGTGATGCTGATGGAAAAGCCCGGCGAGCTGGCCGGCTATCCCCTGGCCGTCACGAACGCCGTTCCCTCCAATCTCACCAAGGGCACCGCGAACGGCACGGCCTCGGCCCTGATCTTCGGCAAGTTCTCCGATCTCCTGATTGGCTACTGGTCGGGCGTCGATATCCTGCTCAACCCTTACGAAACGACCGCCTATGCCAAGGGCCGGGTGCTCGTGCGGGCAATGCGCGACGTGGACGTGGCAGTCCGCCATCCGGAAAGCTTCGCGGCCACCAAGGATATCGTTACGACATGACCGGGGTGATCGAGCGCAGAACCGCGATCGAGCTGCGGGCCGAAGGGGACAAAAAGTCCCCTCGGCTCGTCGGCCATGCCGCGATCTACAATTCGCCGTCGCAGGACTTGGGCGGATTTACTGAAATCGTCCTGCCTGGCGCTTTCAAGCGCACCCTCGCCACCGATCGCGACCCGCTCGCGCTCGTGCACCACATGCCCCAGCTCGTGCTGGGCCGGCGATCGGCCGGCACTCTCCGCTTGCAGGCGGATGAACGGGGCTTGGCCTTCGAAATCGACGTGCCCGATACCTCGGCCGCTCGCGACTTGCTCGTGAGTGTCGAGCGTGGCGACGTTCGCGGCGCATCGTTCGCCTTCTCTGTCCCGGCTGGTGGCGACCGCTGGGAAATGCGCAATGGCGCGGCCGTCCGCGAGCTGATCGACGTCGATTTGCACGAGATCACCATCACGGCTTCCCCGGCCTATCTCGACACCAATGTCGCCAAGCGCAGCTACGAATTGCACTTCGCCAGTGCTCCACGCCTCCGGTCGCTGCGCCGGTTTTTGGAGACGATCTAAATGGAAGCGACCGCGATCAATACGGAAAAGCGCTCGGCACAGTCGAGCTGGGATTTGATGCGCACGGGCACCGACTTCGGCT